ATGGTAGATTTTGATGCTTTAGAAAAAGAAATGGCAGAACTTAACGAAAAGAAAAAGGCTTGGGATAAGGCTTGGGAACGAGTTTACGAAATCTGGGGAATCGTAGCAACACATGAAGACGAATATTTAGAGTGGAAGAAAGAAAAGGTGAAACAGTAATGGATGATACGATATGTATTCCAGCGAATAATCCGTGTTTATATTGCTACCTTAAAGCTTCTATTCTTTGTTGTCCTAATCTTTGCATGGCACGTAACGCATATTTGAACTTTGGAAGGTTTCATGCGATTGTGACGGCGTAAAATACGAGAGGCATACTTGCTTAGATTGCTCTTCTTCTTTTGATAGCAACAAATAAGCCTAACCTAATGGGTGCGGCGGACTCGGCAACCAAAACCTCTCCCCCTCATTCTCGGTCATAGCTTCCGCTAACCCAAAAATAAAATGCTAAAAATTCTTCTTCTGTGAAACCAGCCACAAAATAACGCCTATAACAACCTCGCAAACAAACAAAACAAGCAACCCCACAACAAACATCCACAGGCACCCCAATTAATTTTAAAAAAAAAGAAAAAAAAGAAAATTATTTAGCCGCAGTCACGATGAGACTGGGCCGTTTAGTGAAATAAGCATATAGTTTCATAACAATGGCAGTTATCACGGTTGGCAACGCAAGAGTTAAGGCAGATAAATCGACGCTTGCGAAATAAGCAGTAAACGCAAAGGCTACGAGAGCAGCAATTTGGACGCCCATAGTTTGTGCGAACTTAACGATGTCAAAAGGTTCACCGGAACTCAGCTTTCCTACACCTGCATACATCATGGTTACAACTACTGAAATTATGTATGGCACTATTTCTTCAAACATTTTTTTTTCACCTCCAAACAAAAAGAATTATTTTGAGAACCAAGAAACCCCTAAACTAACGGCTAAACAAGCTTTTTTTCTTGAAAACCGCAGACAAAACCTTGCCATTCACCGCAACCGACGCAGTAACCGTAACTGAGGGCGCTGAACCGATAACGGCGTTGCCGAGAAGCCACTGGCTAAAATTGTAGCCCGACGCTGGAGCCGCCGAGAAAACATATGTTTGCCCAACAATCAACGTTTGAGATACAGAGCCATTTACGCTTGCAATGGATAGGGTAATTGTTGCTGGCGCTGTCGGTGTTGGAGCTGGAGCAGGTGTTGGCACAGGAGCTGGCGGTGCAGTTATCACGGGCGGCGGCACGGTTCCATCTGCACTCACTGAAATGTCTGTAAGCTGGTAGTTGGTATCAATGCCTTTCATGCCGCTGCGTATGCTCCAGCACAAGCCTATAGTCCCTGTTAATGGAACTCCGAGAGTCCTCATATCCACCGCAAATTGCTGGACGCCCAACCCTTTGCGCATGGTCGAGCCGTCCGAAAGTGTGACGAGGGTGCTGTTGTATTTTTGTGTTAAGTCGCATTTATCTTCGCCGGATGGATTCCAACCATTCTTGTCGTTAAGCAAAATGAAAGATAACCCGCAACCATAATCACCTTTTTCTTTGTAACGACTTTGCTCTTTATCTGTTGGCTGCCAATACTCATCTATGTTTAAACTGAAATTGACAAACGGCGTCTGAGTCAAATCAACGTGATTGAGTTGAAGAGTGGGGTAACAGCCGATTCCAGTAGCGTTGCCAGGCATCATTCCTTTAACGCCTGCTAACGGATTATTGGGGTCAATTTGATTCTGGATTGCTTTACCTGTTGCGGTATCAGCTTTAAGGGGAGTTTCCCACACTACATTGTTTAAAGGATTATTTGTTGACATTTTACATTTCATCTCCAAAAATATTGCTACTAAGAAAAACAGAAAAAGAAAGCCTAATTACACGTTTGCAATGTTGTAATAATCATTTGCTTCCGCGACCAGCTGGTCTATCGTATTTTGTAGCAAGACGTCCGATTGTGACAACGCAACTTCGACTTCAACGGATGTCGTAAGAGACCCTTTCGTTATCCGCATGATTTTGTATGTCCCAGTCAAGCCCATTAAGACGTCAGTCATGAACATCATAGAAACTTGTTGCCCGGGTTTCCATTGGTACGCCGTATCGGTTAAAAGTGAAAGCGGGCTTCCCGTCGATGGATTGTTGAGCGCAGCTAATTCATACGCGGCCAATGTGTTTAAAGTGCTCACATCCGTTGCTTGGTGGTTCGTCAAAGTTTTTATCGCACCGCTCGACCCGGCTGAACCGCTTATTTTTGTGCCGGTCGTATCGAATCCATTTATCACGACTTTCCCGATTTTCTTGCTACGGTCGATTCCGCGCGAGGTATCAATGACGAAAAAGAGCGGAGTCCATGTCGATGCATCGCGCGTCAAAATACTAATAATGCTTGCCTGCGTGTCAAAGTCAGTCACTGTCCCATAATAATCCTTGTTTAGTGTCTTCGCCAATAAAGCGACAGCATCAAATGCATTCATGTCGGAAAACGTAATGCTAACGTCAGACGATGGGCAAGATCCAGCTGATACGGTTCCGCCTACTGCCGCAATAATATCGTCAAGAATTACGCTGGCGTTTTGTGTGGTATAAGTGGCGTTGAAAACCACAGTAGATTGCTTGAGGGCGAGAAAAGCAGCGTTGTAAGCTGTGCATTGCAAATTAATAGCATTAGCGACTGCGGCTGTCAATACGCCGATAAAAACAGAAGTGCCTGCGTACGATATTTTCACGAGGACATTCGTTGTATCAGCAACAGTTAAATGGAGAGCAGTTCGATTTGCCGCGGTATTGACGACGTTGAAAACAAATTCTTCAGCGCCATCCAGTTCTTCCATTACGTGATCGAGTTGCGCGTTCGGCAAGGTAACCCAGCCGCCGTTATAGTATTGAATCAATATCTTTGCAGCATTTGGATCAGTTGAACCGCCACCGCCTCCGCTGCCTCCGCCTGAATCAGCTAAAACTTCAAGGTTATGGATTTTTATGTTTTCAGGTAACAAAGCTCCGCAGTCTATCGATAGGTCAATGATGCCAATCTGCGAAAGGTTAGCGCCTAAGGTTGCGAGGTCGATGACAAAGTGAGTTAATCCTGTGGGGCAGTGGAGGACGCGCCAGTCTGTCACATCGGTAAGCGTCCAATCCTGAGGGAAAAGGTCTGCCCCGCGTGAGGGAATGGTGTTTGCAATGTAAATGCCAGCTACACTGCTGAATGCTATGTCTGAGACATTGAAGGAGATATCAGTTGTATTGTCCACCCAGAGGTCAAAAGCGACATAGGGAGTTGCGCTGAGGTCAACATCGGCGGAAAGTGTCCATCTGCAATGGGCAATGTAAGCTCCGCCTGACTCCCACGAGTTACCTGTTGTCGGCGGATTCAGGTTTGGAACATCTGAGCCGTTAGCGGCAGTTGTAAAGTTGCCCGCCACAAGAGTATCTCCAATGTGCCCAACAATAGACCATGAGCCACCCGAAATAGGGGTCGTTGTCATTTACATCACAACCAAGCCGATTCCCTGTTGAAATTCAAGCGTGAAAGTATAACGCGTTTCCCCGCCTTCCGCCGTTCGATGAAAGTGCATATTTCCACAAAGCCACGTTCCGCCAAATTGACTGTCGGGATCAGAGAGCGTCACAGAGCCGCCAAGGAAAGACGCCAGCGGAACGAGATATGAGCTGAGTATTGTGCTATTGGATGCTCCTTTAACCCAAATATCGCCAGCCCAAACGATTTTTCTCGCAATTAAATAGCGACTAATCAAAGTTTCGCCGTTACCGTCTGAAGCAACGTGCTCGACCTGAACGTCGTATTCAAAATCAAAATCTAACGGAGATTTAGGCAATGTTACGGTTCCGGTAGTTATGCCAGTAGTTTTTATTACTTTGTAGGACATTTTAGCTATCTCCTTAATCCTTTTCTCGCCGATAACTGATTCATCGCGGTTATGAGCGCTTCGCCTTGCCCATTCTTTACTCCTTGCGTAACAGCGTCGATTATATCTTGCTTCGACATTTTTGTTGTTATGGAAGGAATGTTGACGTTTACTTTAACTGCAAAATTGACATCACCGCTGCTTCTGCTTTCGCCAGAATCTTTAGCAGTAACCGTCTCCATATTCAAAGACTCAATATTTTCTTGCTGAACTATAGAGCTTTTTGCGCCGCTTAAAGGAACAACCGCTTCGGGACCTGCCTCCCCGATTAATGCGTATGTGGGTTGCGTGACGATACCGCCTTCAGCTAAGCCAATTGCGTGTAGCGCGCCGCCGATTGCGCCGCCAACCGTTTTGCCAGCGTTGATTAAAGTATTGATTCCGTCTATCACAGGTTTGAGCACGGTCATTATACCATTTATTGCCGATTTTAAAGTTCCATTAAAAAAATTCGCGATAGGAATAAGGATGTTATTCCAAAGCCAATTAAACGCGTTATAAACCGCATTTACACTACCAACGAGAACGTTCCAAACCGAAATTAACGCATTAATATACCCTGCGAAAACTCCGCTTATGAAATTACCCAGCGGAACAAAGACGTTAGTCCAGAGCCAGTATAAAGCATTGTAAATAGCGTTTACGGCCTGCCCTAAATACCCGAACACGATGGACAACCCTTGAATGTACGCATTGAAAACGTCGCCTAAGAACGCGCCAAGCGGAACGAAAACGTTATTCCAAAGCCACTCAAGCCCACTTTTAATCGCGTCAATCGCGGGACCCAAAACAGCGCCCAACGCTTGCCCAATAGCGTTTATTGCATCGCGAAACGGTGGGCATGCGTTATATGCGTAAATAATCAAAGCAACTAGTCCGGCAATCGCCAAGCCTACGAGGATAATCGGGTTAGCGTCCATGATGATATTGAAGGCCGCTTGTATTCCTGACCAGATTTTCGTCGCGTTCGACGCCATCTCAACAATACTTATAACAGAAGGAATAACGGTCAAAGCAGACATAAGCATTGTTTTGTTAACGTCGTCTTGAGCCTGCTTCTGCCGCTGCTGCGCGAGAGTTGAGCCATCTTGAGCAATCTGCAATTTATTCAAAGAATCGTTATATTTCACCGTTGCATCGTCAAGTTTCTTTTGCGCATCTGTTGCTTCGTTACTTCCAGCACCATATTCATCAACCGCCGCGGCTAAATCATCCGTTGCTTTATCTAATTCTTCCCCGGCTTTCTTGGAATTTTCCTGCGCCGTCGTAACTGCCTGCGCACTCTTCTGCACCTTTAAGTTAGCGGCGTCAAGCGATGTTTCGGATTTTTCGATGCGATCCGTAATCAAGTATAAGTTCGCGCCTGTCTGCGCCATCGAATTCATTGTCATAACACTATTTTTAAAGCTGCCATTCGTTGTATCGGCGGTTTCTCCAACGTAACCGTACGACTCGTTTATGTCGTCAGCTTGTGAGCTCGCAGACGCCATCGAATCGCCCATGTCTGCAGTCGCCTCGGACAAAGTATATGAACCGTCTGCCGCCTGTTGCAATCCTTCTTCCATCTGCGTCATATCTTCAGTCGTAACCTGAATACTATTAGCCACACCATCCAAAGCAGACTGCATACCCTCAGCAGCGCTAGTCAATTGGTCATCCAACGTGAACTTAAAACTGACAGGAAACTCCGACGACATATCATAACCCTCTTAAAGCAGAAACTCCGCCTTCAACTGCTCAAGTAAACCAACAACTGAATCCAACGCCCGCGGATGCGCCCTATCCCAAGCAGGCCGCAAAAACGGTTGAGCACGCATACGCGACGTCCCAAACTCAACAAACCCCGCATACTCCACATCCGAACCAACCAAGTAAAAACACGACTCAATCCTAACGACTTTAATACTTCTCTGCAGCCGACCCGTCCGAACAGGAACAATCGCCTGCGCCTCTTCCCGCATCAAATCAGCCCCCTTAGCCATCAACACATCAGCACTTTTCTGCACAAACTCAGGCAGCGACTCAATATACGCCTGCATCTTGTCAAAGCCAAAAACGGTCAACGTCATTATTGCTTCACAGCCTTGTTATGCCTCGCGTTAGCTTCACTAAGCGCCGCAACATGGAACGCATAAGCCTCAGGATCCTGCTCTCGAAACTCTCCAAGTTGCCGCAGAGTTAGCCCTAACGTTTTACAGAGTTGATGGTAGAACTGGCCCTCATTGCTTTGGGCGAAACGACTTGGCATTCTGGATAGCAGTAGCCATCTCTTTCATGACGTACTGAAGAATGAAAAACGGTACATCACTGGTGAACTGTCCGCCTTCCCAGAACTCCAAAATCATCTCAGAATCCAAACAGACGCCTTTCGGATACGCTACAAGAGCATAAACCCGTTTCAACGCAGCATTGTATTCAACGATTTTGTCTTTACTATTTGTGTCCGCTTTGATTCTTTCAAATTCGCTAAGAATCGCAAGCGCCTCATTCTGCTCTGCCTGAGTGAAAACACGACACTTAATCTTGAATTCGCCGGTTTCGTCAGCGAATGGAACATCAACGGTTAAAGTTTTAGCGCGACTCATCAGGCGCTCTCGGGTGGTGGGTATTTTTTCTTTATTTTCATCCAGCTGTTTTTCAGCGGCTTCAAAAGCTCTAACAAACCCTGGTACTTTCACTTCATCTTTTTCATCAACATTTGCATTTTCCATTATTATTTCATCTCCTTTTCAAATCCTTTTAACTGCTCAGCGGTTAATCCGCTCTTCTTCACAATGAACAAATACTCGGCACTCATCGTGTTGAAAACCAATTTTACTCCTGGATACTTGCGAATATCATCCCTCAATTTAACGAAATCGCAAAGCTTTCCAGTGCAAACTATGCCGAAATTAGCTTGCATTTTAAGATCTGAAGGTTCCAAACTCATAAGTTACTCCTGCCTAAAACTGAAAAAACAAAAGAAAAAAAGACTGATTAAGTGTGTGTAACTTTATACATTATGAAAGATAAGTCACTGAGAACTGGATCTGCTGTCGCCTGCTTCATGTTATTCAAATGTGAATCTGTACACACTATGCTGCCGCTAATCGTTGGGGTTGTTCCGCCACGTGGAAAAATAGTGCCAGCCAAAACGCTTCCGCCTCGAATATAATTCAGATAAGTGTTGTCAACATACCCATTCTTCGCCGTAACATCATATTCAATTGCGCCTAACAGAACATCATCCGCATCAACCGACCCCATTGAAGTCCACCGTTTAGCAGTACGCTTCATCTTGAAATCAACTTCACTAAGCAAAGCTATCTGTGTCCCATTCAAAGTTAAACTCGCGTTAAATCCTTCTTGACAAGTACTCATACATTCACCTCCCTAACCTCTCGTTTTATCATGAGCTCCAACCAAAGTAATTTCGTACCTAAGAATACGGGGATTCGCCGTTATTTCATGCAGAGGCAAACCCTCATCCACAGGAACAATCGGCTTAAAATCCGCAATCCCATTCCGATTAGCCAAAATTACTCGGCAAACCTCAAACCGCATCGCCTCAATCAACTCCGCCTCATCCACCCCAGCTGCACCAGAAGCAATCGGCACCCAACAATTAACCACAAATTTTGGGTAACTATGCAAAAGCAAAGTCCCCCCCGGATTACTCAAGAACCGTCCGGGCAAATCATTCAAATGCGAAACCGTAATTTGTGGTTGACTGGCAAAAGCAAAATCGTACCAGTCCTTTTCAGAAAAACCAATCTTATCAACGGCGCCATCCCCAGTTAAACCCCAATTCGCAAGGAGACACGCAGAAATAGAGCCTGCCAGAGTCAACCCGTCACATCCATACGAGTATACGTATAATTATTCAACATCGCCTTCAACTCGGCAGTAAAAACACTCGCAGACTTCCCCATGCCGCCAATAATAACGGTTTCAGCATTCGTCTGCATAGCTTTACTGATAGTATCCGGCATTAGACGCCTACGAACCATATCAGAAATCATGTTAGCAACCAACTGCGCAGCCACAAAACTGACATCCTGAGGCACCGCAGCATAGCCATGGGTAAGCGTAACCTGAACATTCTGGTGCCTGGCCTGATTTTCGGTAAAATACCGCGTATCTGAAGCTAGATATGTCTCAAAAACTTTAATGCCGCTGACAATTTCGACCCCGTCAATCTGAACACTGCTAACAGAAATAATCGGCAAATAAGGCGGCGGAATCATCAGAATCCTCTTCCCACGGCCATCCAACTTTAAGACAACATTCGTATTCAACTGGAAATTGTGACCTACAAAATTATCGATAATTTGCTGAGCTGCAGGAATCAACTGGTTCGCTATGAAAGATTCATAGTCACTTTCAGACTCGAAACCTAATTGTTTACCCTGTATCTGGGCAAGCATCTTTGCGGTTAGAGGAGTGCAGTAAAGTGTAGTCATATTTTATCCCTCACAAACCTGAAATGTAAGTGATTCTCTCGCTGGATAAGTGCCAACCAAAGCCTTCCAACTGCAACGCCAAGTCCCAACTGTGCCGGCTGCAGGAATCGCGTAATCAGCATAATAAGTTCCAGCCCCAACCTTCACCGCAGACACAGTACCCATGTTCGCTCCAAAAGGATCATAAAACACCACAGTGTTACTGTCAGGATCCAGCAGGGAATCATCAAAATCAGTAATTACGTTTTCAACACGTACAGTATCGTCTGTGACCCAAGTTATAGACATATTCGAAATAGTCAATCCTTCACCAACCCCAACCGTTTATGCTCATGTTTTGTTCAATCCTAATTTTATTTTTATTTTATTTAATGTTAGGTTTATGTTTCGTTTTGAAAATGTTAGGTTTATGTTTCGTTTTGAAAGTGAAAGAGAAAGAATTATTCCGTTAAACGCGTGATAAATTGACGCCGTTATTGTTTCCGTAAATGTAATTGCATCGATTAACTTCATAGTTAAAGTTCGCGAAATTAACGTAAAATCGGCGATTTGCAATGCGTCGAAAAGTTGTTTGATGAATGATACGCGTGTTTCGTCTATAATTTTTATGGCGTCGCTTATTGCTTTTGCCAAATTTATCGCTGTATCTCGAGTATTATTTATTTCGGTGCCCCATGAAAGAAGAGAAGGCAGCGTTGTAGAAGCATATTTGCGGACGAGAGCTTTGCCGGGGTCCAAAGAAACATCAGGATAATTATTGTAAATATTGGCTATTTGCGTTTGAGTTATGCTTGGGTTATCAAAAAAGTAGACACCTGAAAAAACACCATTCGCAAATTCTGCTAAGGTAGCGATTTTGCCAAATTGAGGTGGTAACGCTCCTGCATAAATAACATCTGTGTGTGTTGTTCCAGTTGAAATTGCTGTATCCACTATGGTTTTCAAAGTTTTTGTAGTCGGGTCATATTGGCTTCCTAAAAGATGCCAGTTTGAATCGTTTGCTAATGATTTTTGGTCTCCAAGCCATTCGGGTGTGCCATGTGTTCTCAACGTGTTATAAGCTGGACTAATTGTATTCGCTGTTCCTGTTTGAAGATAATTTGACGCATCACCATAAATGTTGGCTACAATTCCGTGTTGCCCTGAACCAGTTCCACCAGCGTTGCCACTTCTTTTGAACCAAGCTAAAACTGTCCAGCCGTTAGGCAAGTCAATTTTGCTTGCAAGTTTAATGAAATCTCCTAAACCGTTGGTTCGTCTGCCGTTCTTACCTGCATGTTTTCCAGCTTCGATGGTTGTTCCTGTTGCGGCTCCGTTGTTGCCGTATCCGCTGTAATCGACTGCGGTGACACCGACATCCGCAATTATACGTCCTATCCAAGTAGTTGTATTAGCAACTAAAGTAACCGCCCTTTTTATTTGAATAAAATAGACTTGAGTGCTATCAAAAGTACCAGAATCTATCACAAAGGAACCAAATGGAATATCAAGGGCTTGCAATCCAGTAAAATTATCCACAAATTGATAATGCACTGTCCCTGTCGCTGCACTTGCCCCAAATTGTAAAACCACTTGATAATTATTTTCTGAATTTGAACCATACCAATATAATCGAATCTTGTTTTTTGTACTCCAATTTTGCAAATTTCCATTACCGTAAGCGTGAGCTATCGAAACAAAACTGTATGTGCCACCAGTGGCTAACCATGATAGCTTCAGCGTTGAATGCCCTGCAATCTGTTGTGTATCGTCATTGCTTATTGTCAACCCTAAGGTTCCCGTTCCAGTATTATTTAGACTCCAAAATGTTGTATTTGATGGGTCAACTATTACTGTAGGGTTTACTTCTTGGTCGGCTTCATCCAGCGTCCAAGCACCAACAACGCCAGATATAACATCAACAAATACAGCGTCGCTTGAAACATCAGGCGCGGCGGCGTTTCCATAATAATAATCAATAAATTGCGCTGAGTCCAAATCTTCATTGATTTTTACGACGAAAACGGCATAATTCCCGATAATCTTGCAAATCTTATGCGCGTAAACTATCGTGCTGCCGTGCAGACAGAAACGTAAATCCGTATAGTCCGCCTTGCACTTTAAGCCGACGTAAAGATGCCAAATCGTTTCGCCATTGACGACTTCGCTATAATTTATGCCGTCCTCCCGGTGAACGTAAAAGATGAGTTGATAATTTACGCCCGCGCCGACACCGGCGTTTATTCCGATTGACGCATATTTATACTGCCAATTTGACCAGAAAGTCAATGAATCTTGCCACGTTTTAACGAAATTCTTTATCTGCGAATCCGCGCCGCTTATAAAATCACGCTGAACTTTAGTAATAGTTTTAAGCGATAAATCCGCTACGCTTAGAGTTTCTGTTACGCGTTTTGTCGTCGTTAATCTTATCGATTCTAAGAAAATGATTGAGTCGATTACGGTTTGCGAAAAAACATTGCTTACTATGCTTTGTAAAGTTGAACTTGCAATGTTATAAGCGTCTGATAATTTTTTTGTAAACGAGATTTTTGAAACATCAGAAATAGCGATTATTTCGCGCATATTTTTTATACTGTTTTTCTGAATGAGCGACCCCACGACGAGCGAATCAGAGATAGTCTGACTAAGCCCCGAATCTGGCCCTATGTATGTCGTTTGCGCTTTAGTATCATCCACATAAAGCGTTATAGAAGCAGGAGATGTTGCGTCGAGCCAGTCTAAGCCATATTTGATTAAGGTCGTGTTGCTGGTTAAGGAAAGCCCAGTTATGTTCAACACAAGCGTTCCATCAATCCATAACGATGTTGTTTGATGCGTTATGTCACGCATGATTTCAATGCAATAATACACGCCGGTGTTGATGGTTGTCGCGCTCGTAAAATCTACTTGAAAAGCCCCATTGACGATGTTTACAAGACCCCAGTGATATGACCCATCGACGTATTGTATGCAGGCACCAAGCGCGTTGTCGTCAGCGTCGTTACTCAACGACGACAAAATCATAAAGGCATCTCCGCTGAACGTGCCGCCGGACACGGGCAACTGACTAAACTTGTAATAGGCACGGATATATACGATCGGCGCTCCGGAAATCGATGCTTGAACTTTGGCCGTGGCGTCCGCGCTATATCCAATACAATGCAATGAATGACTGCCTCTAAATGCGTTGCTCGCGACGATGTCAACTGCGGAGCCGCCGCCATTTAGCGATACCGCCCAGTTATCCAATGTTCCTTCAAAATCGTCAGTTAGCGGCAGTGTAACCATTTACTTATTTCTCCTTGATGGTAAGTTGATCTGTGATACAGACCGTTAAAACGCGCCTTTTCTTTTCGCGCTTGAACAATTTTTCCAATTTAACTTTGATTTTAAGAAAAAAATATATCGGGATTTTAATAGCCTCCTACGAAAGTGCGTGTATGTATATTCCTTGGAACGCGTCCGCGGTGCCTTTGTTAACTGTTGGGAAAGTACCTCTGCAAAGCATCGTGCCAGATGAAGTTGCATCAAATAAGCCCATCTCGACTATAGCCCATGGTCCGCCAGTGCCGAAGGTAAACGAAATTGTTCCCTGCGCCGTTGTGGCAGTATGCGTAAATGTTCCAGCTCCACGTGCAACCGCAATCTCTCCCTGAAGCGCTGAATCTGTATTTGCGAGTGAAGATGAAACCGTACCGATACTCATGTAAGTTCCTTTAAGCGGCGAAGCAAGTGCACCAAACACGTTTTCAAGATATTTACCGAAGCCACCAAGTGTAATCAAATTAGGAGTTAAGCGTTCCTCTTTGGTTTCATCAGTCGTTGGGTCAAAAGTCCTACAGTAGATAATCCCATGCACCTTAACGTTTTCAGCTTGACCAGGATTCTGCTCAATGAACTCTTCAATCATACTTCTAATGTGTTCTCCAATCATTTCTTTTCACCTCTGTTACCGAGCATAATAATCAGATAACCCACTCGAAACCCACTCACGCAAACCTGCAAGTTCCTTAAATCGGCCCTCAACAATCTCCTTTTCATACCATGCAGTCTTAGGATACAAACGGTAACTCTGAGGCCCAATAAACTCACTCTTCATATGGATCTTTCGGAGGCGCCGCATCAAACTAAACGTCGCCATCTTCTCCTCAGTGGTTTCAGTCGGCAAATCCGTCATGAAACTATACAAACAATAAACATCCAGCTCATTGAGGATTTTTGCGGCTGCAACCGTTTGCTCAACCGTAATGCCCTTATGCAAAAAAGCCAACATTCGGTCACTGCCAGACTCAGCACCCACCGAAGTCTCACACCAACCAGACCCACGCAACAACTTTAAAGATTCACTGATGCCCTGCAAATGATCAGCCCTTATGTTGCCATACCAGCGCAGATCCAAAGGCTTAAGCACCTGAGCAAGCTCAACATTACGCTTCGGATTAAGAAGCGGAAACTCTTCTTCAAAAAACACGTATTTAACCCCGTATTTTTCTTTAAGAACCGCTAAATCCTCAGCAATCTTATTCGGAGCACGGGCACGCCAACAATGCTGCTGAGGCAACACCCGATTAATGCAGAAAGCACAATCATAACTGCAACCGCGCGAACCATTATAGTCTAAGCCGCGGACCTCTTCCTGCGGATTATAACTCTCTTTCACGAGATAATGAGGTAACTCAAGCAAGTCATAACAAGGTACAGCTAACAGATTAACATCGAAGGGTTCAGCAAGCCGATTCTGCTTTACCACACCATTTCTCTTGTAAACTAAACTGGGCACCTGACTTAAATCGCAGCTTTTGCCAAGAACCTGAGCTAATCTCAAAAGCGGCTCCTCGCCCTCACCGACCACAACCAAATCAACCAATGGATCCGCAACCGTCTGCTCAGGATACAACGTCGGATGCACCCCACCCCAAACCACAGGCAAAACAGGATTCACCGCTTTAACCAACTGACTAATCTGCAAAGCCTGAGCGATATGCATCGTGTAAACGCTGACACCTACAAACAGCCGAGTTTCCTTAATCTCAACCTGTAGATCTCGCTCTAACCCCAGCGCTCCACCAAGCAGATGCAATCGAGAATCAAAAATCTTAACGCTAAAACCATGCTGACTAAGCCAAGTCGCAATACTTAGCAACCCCTGAGGCACCCGCGTAAGCCGCCTAAGCCAAAGCCGACGATCCACACTAAGCTTCTTAGCTGGCGCAGTATACAAATCAAGAGGGCCTACGGGAGGCAGAACCAAAAGAACATCATGCATTCAACATCACATTCTTGCCGTTTGCCGTCTGATAAATTCTGCTGAAGTCCATGTCATCACTGACAAGCCCTTTTTTCTTCGCGTAATCCCAAAGAGGAGTACCAGGATAAGGCGTCAAAATATAATCCCTCGACGCATCCAACTTCATTTCAGCCCTAAACGCCTCATTAAGCGCCCGATCCTCAACAGTTTCACTTGGCACCCCATACATGAAACCAGAACCCACCCGCATACCGAACTTCCGAGCATTCTTAATTGCAGCCCTCGCATCATCAACAGTTGCAACACCGCACTTCAAGAACTTCAGCAGCCGTGGACTTGCAGACTCCAACCCAAACCCGCAGTAACGCACACCAATCTCACTGCATAAACGAGCAGTTTCCTCGTCAAAAGTGGGTGCATGCGCTTGAATCGCCATCTCCAAATCAAGACCGCGCTCCTTCACTTCACATGCGATAGCGCGTAAACGTTCCTTACTAAACTGAAACAAATCATCGAAAACATTTAGAAACTTGACCTTGTATTTTTCAACAAGCATCTGCATCTCATCAACAACATACTTTGCCGAATGACCACGCACCACAGGACCCCAAAACCGCGCAGACTCACAGAAAACACACCTATACAAGCAGCCGCGGCTGGTGAAAATACTCGTGCCAACCCCGAGACCGCCTTCAAAATGTGCCTGAGGCTTAAGGTACTCTTTCATGTTGTACATGTCGCGGTCGGGAAAAGGCAACACGTCAAGGCGCCGAATGAACTCAGCGGAATACAGCTTTTTTTGTAGAAGCCCAAAATCTTCTAAGTCAGCGCATACATCAACAAAAGCCTGCTCGCCTTCACCGATCACCGCGGCATCAAACGGCTCCTTCAAAGTATGAGGCAAAGCCGAAATATGTTGACCTCCGATTACTATCGGAACATCAGCAAAATACTCCTTAATCTTCTTGGCAATCTTAACTGCATTCATGTAGCCAAGCGTAGTGCAAGTGATGCCGATCACATCAGGTCTGAAATCTTTGACGCTTTTAACGGGAGATTCCCCAAGAGCTACATCACAACAAGCCGTTTGCCAACCCGGCATACGCTGCTTCAAATAACTTGAAATATAAGCGACCCCAAGAGGCGGATACCAAGTTTGAAAAGGCGTATCAGCCGGCGCCGTAACAAACAACGCCTTCAAGCCATCACCTTCTCAACGACATCGCACCAGAGAAGCATCTTTGATGCCATCCGCCAAACAGTATCGCTGAATTCGCTTTCACGATACTTCGCGTTTAATCCAGTTGCAAGCTCACGATAGCACTCAAGCCAACGATTACCCTGCAGCTCTAGCTCGCTCAGGGCCCTCACAAGCGACTCATTCAACTTAATGCTTGGCAACTCAGCAGCAGCGTCTTTGAACAGATCTCTCGGTACCTTATCATGATAGCATAGTGGATTACCCACACTGATGAATTTACCCAGATGATCCGCAATCCTCTTGAGGAAAACACCGCTAAAAATATCGTTGTAACGGTTGTTATCCCAGAGCTGATAAAACGCAGGAATAATCTCAGGCTTAAACGCCACGTTCATGCTGCAAATCGGCGCATACTCCCCTACAGCCAAATGAAAATCATCCGTTTGCCTGAAACCCGCATCAGATTCGGCATCGTACATCAAATAGTCGATGGCGTTAAGATCAGGAATACCCTGCCACAAACCCATATTTAGGACTGAGGAAACATTTTCTTTCCAACCTGAAAAATGCATATCGCCCGGACGCTGACAATACGGAAAACCACGAGCATGCATGTAAGGATGAGTATTCACCCAATTGCCCGATCGGTTAATCTTAACCTCTGAAGAGAAGCCACAGAGACGCCGCCAATGCTCACCCAAAAAATCAACAGCTTGTTCCGCTGGGTAAGTATCATCATCCAAAAACACAATCATATCATAGTCGCGTTTCAACGCTACAAGCAAACCAAAGCTTAACTCATCATGGCTCCTTTGTGGAATCAACAAATCAGCGTTAATATCAGGTGTATTATGTTTAAACCATTCAGCCCGCTCAACTTTGCCAAAGAACCCGGGGGTTATTCCCTGCTCAGCAAACTGCAGCTTCACCGCTTTCCGATGAGTGTCGTCTTCATCAATCACCAAGACATCAGGCGAATACTTGAATCGGGCAAAGTTTTCAGCGTACTTCCCAAAATTGTCAGTGCACCGAACAGAGGGAAAAATTACAAGAGACTTCATTATGCCTCACCTACTAAGCCCTTAAAGAAGCAGTCAGCTTTGTCAACGGTGTTTTGCCAGGTGAATTCTTTAACAGATTCCAAACCGTACTGGCTCATCTTCAACCGCAAATCAGTATTATTCAGCACTGAAACGATTGATTCTCCAAGTAACCGTGGCGCCTTAGGCTTCACACGATACAAAGCCTCGCCGTAATGCTCCGTGCCAAACTCAGTGCAGACAACAGGGCAACCCGAAGCCATCGCTTCAAGATGCGGCAAAGGTGAAGATTCAGCCCAAGAACCGGACACAAACAAGTCACAGCTCCGATACAACGCAGCTAGATCACAGTCGCTTAAGTTACCGTGCTTCACAATAGGAAAATCGTAAGGCACCTGCAAAGCAGGATTCCCGTAGAGGTGAAACTCCACTTTCTTGCCTAAAGCACGACGCACATAATTGAATGCTGGCAACACCGTATCATAGAAGCCCTTGAACGGTGTAGGCGAAGAAAATGCAAGCACCTTCAATGGCATCTGCTGCTCTTCAGTAGGCAAATCCTCCGCCTTAGGAACACTGCAACTGAAAACTTTGCTGTCGACTCCCGGAACAATCACGCTGCTTTCACGGTCGTACTTTTCCTTCAAAATCTTGGCAAGCCATGGACTATTAGCAATCAAGTTCAACGGCAAATCATACGTCTTCGCAACAGACTCCTGCTCATCCGGACGGAAAAAGAAAATCGGCTCATGATGCTGACAATAATACGCAGGAATCCCCTTGCGACCCTTCACAGCATCCACAATGTAAGCGGTCATGCACCAAGTAGCAACAACAACATCGCTCTCCTCGATGGCCTCAGGCATCTCCTGCGGAGTCTTACAAACCCTAATCTTAGTTTTTAGCGGGAACCAGGACTGATCAGCCAAAGCCAAATAGTCAACTTCATGGCCCTTGTTTATCAAGCCGTTTACAACTTCGTAGAGAACCCGATTGCCCCCACACCTGTCGGAGCCAAAGTTCACGAAAGTTAGCTTCATTCCTGGTACACCTCCGGAAGAGCATTCATGTTAAGACGCACCCACTCGCCCCAACGATCCAAAAACCGCTGCGCATTCACCTGCTGCTGAACCAAATAATGATCCTGCGCAAGAGTAAACACGGTAGCGCCCTCATAATGATAAAGCACTACCTGAGGACAATACCAAATCGAATAGCCATTGAACCGGGCTTGCGTGCAAGCATCTGTATCTTCAAAGGTACCCAGCAAATATGCCTCATCCAAGCCCTCACCAAGAACCTCACGCTTCAACAGTACACATGCAAAGGTCGCAGTCGGAATCTCACGCTCAACACTGAATAGGCTTGCATGTTTAAAGCGCCCAATGTGGTACGGTTGACTCTTAGCGTTAAAGGTGGCACCAGCATATTGGATCCTGCCATCAGGATACAACAGCTTAGGCGAAACAACCCCACGATCAGGACTCTTCTCAAGCGCCTTTACCAGCTCGCTAAGCCAGTTCTTCTGAGTAATAATGACATCGTTGTTTAGTAGGCAAACATACTTCGACTTCGAAAGCTTAAGACCCGCATTGATGCCTTCCGCATAGCCCTTGTTAAGTTGCTCATGACAGAAGACTTGCATGTTGGGGTAACTTTGAGCTGCAAAATCCAGCCAATCAGCCGAACCATCAGTGCTTTGATTGTCAACCACAATCAGATTGAATGGATAATCCGTGTTCTTGTAGAGTGTCTCAACGCATTTAGGCGTAAACTTTAGGCCATTATAGTTTATGACAATTACGTCGACGGGTTCCTTTTTCTTCACAACAGCAGGCTTAGCGAAAACTGCTTGTTTCTTAAAGAAGATCGTCGCGCCCTGCGCACCCTCCGGGTAAGTGTAGACGTCTTTGCCGATTACTGGAAAGCCACGTTTCTTAAACTGCCGAATCCAAAAGAACTGACTGTAAACGCTAACATGGCTCTTATCCGTGCCCTTCGACTGGTCCGGATGAGTATCGTCTTTTTCAATGGGCACATCAATCAACACAACTTTGCCCGTTACCCTGGCTGCCTCATTCAAAGCCGTGTACAAATCAGGCACAGTGATATGCTCAAACACATCAAAAGCAATCGTAACATCAAAGTGGCCCGATTCAAAGAGGCTTAGGTCACAGATGTCGCCAACAAACAAATGCTTACGTACATCTTCAGGACTGTTCTCAATCGCCCACTTGCTAATGTCAACGCCGACCGCTTCAACCCCCAGCTCACGAAACGCCTTAACCAAATAGCCCCGAGCACAACCCAAAACCATCACAGTCTTAGGCTTGTAGATTTTGCAAACGAACTTAGCCAACTGCCGATTCCGCGGCAAATAACTCTGCTCATCATAGGGGGTAAACAGCTGACTCCCATCCGCAGCTTTGCGGCCATAATTGCTTCCATCAGCGTTTAGATAATATCCTTCGTCGTAGAATTCTTTTGGTTTGCTTCCTACAAACACTTTAGAACTACTAACATTAACTTGTTTTTCTTTTTCCATCATTTCCACTTTCCAAAGTTTAAATTAATTTTTTAAATTACAAAAAGAAAGAAACTTAGGTAACTGCCTTAGCGAACAACTCATCAAACGCCTTGTTCTTCACAGCAGCTTTGCCAAACATGCCAAGCTCACTCTGCACTTCACCCAGCAGATCAACCCACTTCGGCAACGTACTCGACTCAAAATCGTAGCCATCAACAGCAAACTTACGGCTCTTCTTACCGAAATTCTTCACCTTGACCGGGTGATTATACGCGTCCTCAATCGCTTCAGCAGCCTTCCACTCATCAGGAATCGCATAAGTACTGATCAAATGGGTAAACTGCAAGGCCCCACCGTTATAGCTAAATTTCTTTTTACAATCTGGGCACTGGACCTCTTTAGCGTAAGGAGGCACAAGCCAACCATGACCCTGAATCAACTCAGTCATAGCCGTAAAGTCAACACCAATGCTGGGAACACCGCATGCAGCAGACTCAATGTGCCCGATCTCAAAGCCTCCCCCTCTGCAGAGATTTAGATAAGCATCGAAGCCGTTGTATTGCATAGCCATCTTTTCAGGCGGCAACCCACAAAACATATCATAAGTGTAAGTGTGCCGAACATACTGGCTGATTGCTAATTTCTTAGCTAGATGATAAAGGTTAAATCCACCGGGAAACTGCATCCAAGAATGCACAAACAATCGGGCATCCTTCTTAGCGTCTGGGTTATTTTCAAGGAAAATCTGGAATGCAGTAAACATTCTGGCAAAGTCTTTGCGGAATGGATCCTTGTTAGCTGCATTGATCCCGACAACGAAAGAGTTTTCATCAATGCCTAATCCGTTCTCAGCACTTGCCGCGCTACTGTGTTTTCCTAACCAAGCTTTACAGGCCTTCTTATCCGCAGCAGGCTTGAACACTTTTGTGTCAATACCATGCGGAATACAAGCCGCCTTAATCCCAACCCGCTCAAGTTCCTTGCGGCCAAACTCGCTCATAGCCACACACTTGTACGCTTTCTGCGCCTGATCCACAACTGGATCAGGAATTGGGTACTGATCAATCGGAATCCACGGAATCCACCGCGGATGTAAAGCAGCAAACCAGCTGCCAATCCCAAAATGATTACTCCGGGCGCCAATCCAAATATCATACAACGTCACAAAGACGTCTGGCTTCCAAGTATCAATAATAAGTTTCAGCGCATCTTCGCCAAACTCAGCGAACAATCGAGGATACTGAACTAAATCGTTGAAGCCTAACGCAGCACCTTCCAAACCATAATTCGCGGCCACACGAACATCAAACCCGCTTCTTAACAATCCATAAGCAGCAAGGTTTGTTTGTGTACCGTATCCAGTCGGGGCGAAGGTGGCATTGCTACTCCACAACACTTTCATTTTTTTATTTTGATTTTGACTTGCACTTTCCATGTTTAACTAACTCTCCAAAATAACCATCCAAAATTCACACGAAAAAAAAGAAAAAGGAAGAAAAGACTGAATCAAAGTTGCGCAGCTTATCCGTTGACAGTCAGAAGCAAGCCGATACCGTTAGGATGAACCACGGTGCCGCCGAATCTGATGGTACTGTTAACGTAGTTGCGTTGGTCTTTGACGTAGTATTCTTTTTCAACTGATAGCTCACGTTTGATTGCGCCTGCAAACACTTGTTTAGCCATCATAAAAGCACGGTAAGTTCCGCCTCCAGCTGCTAAGGTGCCTTGCACCAATGGAACGATGTCCATGCCTAAGTAGTTGCGAATCATGCCGGTCTGGTTGACGTTTGGACTGCCGAATGCGTATGCGTAGACGAATTGTGAGTCTTGCAATAGACTTGCGTATTGAACTGGATGGCAAGCGAAAACGCCTGGTTTGTAACTACCAGCCATTAAGCTACCCCACAACTTAGCCAGTGAAGTTGCAGCCATCTTGCCTGCTTCAGTGATTGTTCCTGCAGAAGCATTGTTAGCATTTGCCTGCAACGCATTTAAGAAATAAGCATCGACGCCACGCATGATACCCATCTTGCTTGCTTCAACCAGTTTATCAAGTGTTCCGTCAACAACGTCTTCAAGATCTGCTTTTGTAATGTAGAAGCCATGTCCAGTTTGAGTAAGAGTGACTGGTACCGAAGTTAAAGTTGACGCGGTGAAAGTGGGCTCTGTACCTGAAGTAATAGTTGCGTTGGCGACTGGAGCAATGGTTTGGACGTACACTGTGTTGCCCGGTTTGCCTTTAACGTCTTCTTTCCAAACGACTGCTGTGTTAGTCAGGAAAAAACCATCTGCACCTTCGGGGCTAAGCATTTCAGGCTCAGCACTCCAAACCTGCGGAATAGCACTGCCAGCTGTTTGAGCACCAATCGCTTCTTTAATTTTTGGCACATCAGAGACTATAAAAGTTTTCTTGCCTTCGTCTTTTAGGAATTCCTTAAAAGCCACACGAGCAGTATTCTTCATGTCATTGTTTGCCTGAAGGCCTGTGCTTTCAGTGAAGCCTTTAGCTTTCGCTGGTTCTTGCATGCCTGCGAGAGATTCCTTGATTTTCTTAATGTCTTCAGCCAATTCTTTTAAATTTACTAAATTTTCGGGAGAACTCATAGATTTTATCCTTCTTCTATTCAATTGGCTTCGCAGCCACACTGGGCTTAACCGCTTAACCAAAACGGGCTCCTATCATCGCAGGGTGCATGCTGAGTGATACAAGTCACCAAGAAACCACAGGCAAACCATGCCTGTAGCCACCAGAAAAAACATTTAAAACAAAAAACTAAGAGGAACTAACCAAGTTGCCTGAGCCATCAACCAAGACCATACCAGCCTCTTTGAGAATCTTGTAGACACGCTTGTTTTCCTGCAGTGCCTTTTCAATCGCCTTAGATTGGTCACTTACAATTTTATCGCGTTTACCAAGCTCTTCTCTGAGAGTAGTGTTTTCAGTTTCAGCGGCAACTTTGGATTTAACAGCGGCCTCAAACTTTCCAGCGAGATCAGCGCCCTTATTAACGCTTTCAGATTTGTACAGCAGCAAATCAGCGTTCTCAGTTTGAAGCCTCGTGCATTCCTCAAGCTTATTCTGCAACCGTTGCTCAGCAACTTCTTTTCGCCGCTTCATATCTTCCCAGTCAGCACGCAAAGCGCCTTTTTCAGCTTCTTTGGTTTCAACTAACTTTTCAGCTTTAGATTGCGCCTCATGAGCTTTCGAAAGTTCTCCTTCAAGAGTCGCGATGTGGCCAGTGTATTCTCCACACTTGCCCTCCAGTTTGCTAATTTCAGAAGTGTAAGAAACATTCTTGCCCCTTGCATCAGATTCGTTTTTAGTAGACTTCTCAAGTTTCTCAGACAACAGGGCAACCTGCGATTCAAAAGGAGCCAACCGGGCATTCTCACGTTTAAGATCCGCCACCTGACCAGACAAAGCAGAAACCTCAGCATCGACAGAAGGAACCTTTTTACTCTTCAAACGCAAGTTTTCAGTCGACAAAGAAACAACGTTCGCGCCAAGCTCCTTAGATTCAGCAACCTTAAGACCCAACTCACCTTGAAGCCCCTCGATCTTCTTTGTTAATTCAGCAAGTTTCTCAGGAGTCAACTGCATCTGCGCACCGAAAGCCGCACAATCCTTAGTAGGACAAGCATCGTTCTCGTCAAGTTCAGCACCACACATCGGGCAATAGTTTGCCTTCATACCATCACCTTCCTTTGGAACTGGCTTTTTAAGTACTTGAGTCTGCTGAAGTTTCTCTTCAGCCGTAGTCAGCTGATCCTCAAACGCATCCGCTAAAGCCTGTTGACAAGCCTGAAGCTCAGTCTGCAAAAGAACCTGTTGAGCACGCAACTTAACCCGATCAGCATCAGAAGGTTGAGAAGGTTGTTCCGCAACTTTAGGCTCCGGCCACATTTTCTTATCAAGAGCAGCCAACTCAGAAGTTAAATCAACAATCTTATTTTTCAAATCGTCAATGTTCATTTCACTAAATTTCTTATCAGCCATTTTTTCTTTCACCTCTACTCCCTGTTGTTTTTCCAAAGTTGACACCTCGTTAAAAATAGACTCCATCACCATCTCCAGTGACCGAATCCTTGTTAATGGAATCCCCGGCAAAGCATCCTGATCCAGCAATGCCATGCCCTCATAACGCATTCCAACTGGCTTAATGCCCTCATCAGAAACCTCAGCATCCTTCGAATCTGCCTCAATACTTACGCAATCAACCACACCGCTATCGATGGTTTCCTGCACATCACGATCCTTAGCATCTTTAGCGCCGTTATCAACATGTAAAAGAACCTCAGCGCAGCCGTTCTCAAAGGCGGCGGCAAGCATATCAACGCCCTTGTAAGCCCACTCCAAATTATGGTTCAAATCAACACGTTTACCGGGAAGAGTACTAATCGCCTGAGCAATCTCTTCACCAGTGTAAATATTATTATTCATAGAAGTAACAGCGAAATGAGCTTCAACCTTGTAGGTCTTGCCCGACGCATCATCCTTCAACAACTTAATCAGAGGCTTAGCCCACTGAAAACTTTCCTTAAAACACGCGCAGCTGCGGCAGATACCCTTGCAGCTTTTGCTTTCTTTAGCGCCCTTCTTACACTGAGGAGAGCCATAAGGCTTACCAGTATCCAAGCTACGCTTGCCAACCCAAGCGTTAAACATTTTAACGCCTTCCTTATCGCCGTACTGGGCTTTAAATTGCCCTAAAATCTTCTCAAAATCTGCATTCATCAAACTTTACCTTACCCATGAAAATTCCAACAAGTAAAGAAACTCAGCCATTCAAGGCGGCCTCTCGCTAAACAACGCATACCCCTCAGCCGTAAACGTGGTACCGCAACTGTCACAGTGAAACTTATTCGTCTGCCCCAACCGATGCACCACAGCATCATCACATTTCGGACACGAAACATAACCCTTCTCATCCTGCGGCATCAAACATTCTCCGTTTGTCCTGGATCAAACCTGTGACCATACCCCTTAGTAACTCGAAACTTATTCTGCTGAACCCATTGCCTAAACATTTTTCCACCCAACTGAGGCCCAAAAGCTTTCAAGAATCCATGCCGAATAAGCCAATAATCCACATGCATCCTAAGCTTACCCTCCAAAAACTCTTTAGAATTAGAAGCTTGCCGTTGCCGAGCTAAAATGTCATCAAGGGTAATATCAGGCGGCGCCAAAATAACCTGTGCCGTATCAGTATAACCCCAATCGTCAGACGCACCTACACACATACAACGACAGTTCGGATGAGTCATCGGAAGAATCAGATTATCATCTGATTGTGATTCGTCTGCATCTGGAAAATACTGATGAATTTCTCTTGTCGTCATAACCGAGGCACTAAACCTATCGCACTTTTTGCAAGTACGTTCATCCATTACGGAAACATACATCCAATACCTTGTACGTTCAAAGAGCAACTCTAAAAGAGCGGGATTACGAAGTAGCGATTCTTTTATAGGCAGCAATTCTAGCCTTTGTCTCCTGCAGTCTTAAGAACCGCTCATCATCCTCGCCATCTTGACCCTGACCAGCAGCAGGCTCCGAATCAGTATGTAAATGCACAGTCAACGCTTTAGGCTTCGAAGGATCCACAGCGCCACCAGCAACAGCAGCAGGAAGACCTGCCTGATCTGGATTCGGAACCGTCAACGTTAAGCCTTTCTGACGCAAAATATCGTAGAACTGCTCCTGATTGATGAAGCCAGCCTGCAACCCAACATCCAGAAGACGATCAACTTTAATCTCTTCTAAACCGGTTTGAGGAGCACCAAAATGCACCTGAGGCAAATCCTCAGTCGACAAACCCTTCCGCTCCAAATGCCACTCAAAAACCTCATACTCAACCATACGTTTCAGATACCGCTGCCGCCCCTCAACATGACGCTGAATAACCTCAAGCATCGTATTCGCAGAAGCCTCAGTCGCATTCCGCAAATAATCCAACATCGGCGAATGCAACCCCTGAAAAATTAAGCCATCAATGTAACTAACATACTCCCAGTACGCACTGCGATTATCAATCTTGACAACTTCATGCTCAACCCCATCCTTCGGATAAAGCACAGGATCCCCACCCGCATTCTTCGCATCCTTCAACAACGCCTTAAGAGTCTGCACATCACCCGGCGACTTAACCTTCCAGATAATCGGAGGCCGCGCCTGATTACGCATAATACTGCCGATGTTCTCAATAATCTGGTCGCGAACCTCAAGCAAAGCAAGCACACGCGCAATGCGACTAATCCCATACATCGCTCGCTTGCCATTGCCTGCTTGATTATTCACAAACCAAATCAATTCATCAGGACCAAAAGAAATCGGTTTCGAATCAGTCTTTTGAATAAAACTTGTAAATTCTCCGCCAATCCGTTCACGCTGGTACTCAACACTAGGTGGATCCAAAACCATCAACTGCAAGATCCCGCCGGGCGGGCCACGCCTCGTGACACGCTCAGCTGGGCAAAAACCAAAAATATTCATGCATTTATCAACGTTAAGCAAAAACTCATCAAGACGCAACCGATCCAGCAAAGCATTGCATTCATCAAGCGCCGCCTTACTTGCAGAGTTCTTTTCGTCTTTCACAGTGAGGTAGATGCCTGAACCAGCAACCATTTCACTCAGCGTATCGATAGAAACGCCAACCGTACTATCCAAATCATAGTACTTACGATACGTCGCTAACTCACGGGGTTGATGCACAAAACCCCGATTAAACATGTTATCCAAATAGTCGCCGACAATAGCCTTCTGTTCCCTAAACAAACCCGCAAACCGAGCAACCAACGAAGGCTGAGAAACTACACTCATCAATAGATTACCTTTAGTAATTTTACCAAGCTTTATCCGCTACTCCGCCAGAAATAGGACCACTATTCTTAATCTGATACGCGGCTAAAGCCAACGCAATAACTGTGTCGTCATGTAGGCCTTCAGGCGCATTATAACTAATTAAACCCGATTGAGTCAACGAGTAAGTGTAAGATTCAAGCTCCGACTTCAAAACTGGAAAATCCCCGTCTAATGTGGTGCTGAACTCTTTTGTTTCGGGGTCACCTGAAAACCAGATTTCACCGTTATCCAGCATAATACTCAAGTTCTCGATTAGTTGCTTCTTGGTTAGGTTAGTTAGTTTGTAGCCTTGTACATCCGCATATTCCATTGTTAACTCATCAAACACCGGATCGCCAACGCCTGTACTGTCAATCAGTAAGGAAGCATTGTTATGGCGCTTACAAAACTCTACACTGCGCTTACGCATTAGGGGCCAATCAAGTTTATGGTAGCGTTCAAACCCAACAACTTCACCATTCAAACGCACAGCAACATTAACGTAGTAGTCGACTGATTTGGCTAAGTCACTGCCAACCGCAACCACTTCACCCTCACATATTGGCGCTATGTCGCTGCGTATACGATCTGCGATATGGCGGAAGACAACACCTTCACCCTGCAACGTCTCGCCCAAGATTTCTTGACGCTGAGTCAATTCAGGCAACTGCGAAGCAATAAAATCTATATCGACCTTATCTATAAAACCGCCTTGTTCCTTGCTGTTGCCGTAGGACCCGTACATCCAGCTTTTGTACTCACTATTTTTTGGGTCTTGGCCCTTCCGGTAGTATTCATCAAACCAATTGATGCCTTTTGGGGTGCCGATTGCAAAGAGCCAACCGTGAAAGTCAATTAAGGAAGGCAACAGTTCTTCGGTGACGCGGTTGCGTTTCATTGAGCCTGCTTCATCAATAACTACGCCGTGTAAACCTGAACCTCGAAGTGTATCTTCTTTGTCGGCGCTGTGAAAGAAGCATTCAGAACCATTTACCAAACGAATGAACCTGATTACTTCGCTACTTTCCAACTGCTTAGCAATTAGGCTTCTTGGAGTTAACTTGCGGATTTTAGCTGTAGCTGGAATTAACTCTTTATAAAAAGGGGCGATCCACCAGATAAGGCAGCCTGGATGCGCAAGCATAAAGATTAAAGCCTTAATCCAAGCCAGCTCGGTCTTCCCCCAGCGACGACCCGCTTTAACTATTTGGAAGCGATGGCAGTCATGGTAAACATTAAGTTGCTGCGGATGCATCCGAAACTCCACTTTCTTTAGCTCCGGATTCGGATTTAGCGGCGATACTGTTGTCAATTATCTCAACCACAAGTTTATTTTGAACAATATTCTGTTGAGAAACATTCACTTCGATACGGGCTTGCTTCTCAAGAATCTTCATAACCAACCGGGTTAACCCCACAAAAGCCTGCACGGGATTCTGGAGTTTCATAACCTCGTAGGCTTGAAGCCACTCAGTTTGCAGATAAGCAGGACCGGATGTTTTAAGCCACTCATCAAAATCGCGGTATAATGTAGCGCGGTCAACATCAAGGTCTTTAGCTAACTGAATAATTGATTTGCCCAGTTTTAAGCCATCAATGAATTTTTGTGACCGTTCAAAGGCACCGAACTTAGCGGGGGTAACGGTGACAACTGTGACATTTTGTTGCATTTTCGGTTGGGAACCCCAAAAAGCCTCCTCATAAGAAATAGTCAT